ATCATGGCAACGGCCAACAGGCTCCAGTACATGAGCAACGCGGATAAGCTGGCAGTATCTTCACAGATGGCAGATAGAGGCATCATGAACAGAGATGAGATCAGAGAAATCTGGAATCTGCCGCCTCTGCCGAACGGATCAGGGCAGGCCTACACCATAAGAGGTGAGTACTATCTGCTTGGAGCAGATGGAAGTGTGACACATCACGATGATGATTTAACAGGAGGAGCTAAGAAAGATGCCGATAGTGAATAACAGAGAATACAGAAGCATGGTCTTTGAGGTAAGGTCTGCAGATACAGAAGATGAGCAGATGATTGTTGAAGGCTATGCAACACGGTTTAATGTTCCTTACCAGCTCTATGCATGGGACGGCTACGAAGTGAATGAGCAGATTGATGCACATGCATTTGATGATTGTGACATGACCGACACAATCATGCAGTATGACCATCAGGGAAGAGTATTTGCCAGAGTATCAAACAAGACTCTGCAGCTGGAAGTTGACCAGGTCGGCCTCAAGGTCACTGCAGACCTTGGCGGGACCGAGGAAGGCCGGAAGCTTTACGAGGAAATCAAGGGCGGCTATACAACAAAGATGTCCTTTGGTTTCGTGGTAAAGACCGATGAAAGAAAGTCCGAATATGATCATGAGTACAATAAAACGGTTGTGCTCAGGACCATAACGGCAATATCCAAACTGTATGATGTCTCAGCGGTATCCATTCCGGCGAATGATGCAACTGAGATTTCAGCCCGGAGCTTTTCAGACGGAGTGATCAGGGAAGCAAAAGCGGAGAGACTTAAACGGGCAATTAAGAGAAACAAGTTAATGGCAAAGATGAGAGGAATGAAATAATCATGACGATTGAAGAGATCAGAGCTCTTGACCTTGACGGTGTTGAGAGAAGAATGAATGAAATTGCAACAGAGATGAATGCAGCTGATGCGGATCTGGATGCACTTACTGCAGAGGTGGACGCCCTGACAGAGAGAAGAGCTGCACTGCAGAGCCAGATTGAAAGAAGAAATGCTCTGGCAGCAAGAGTGGCATCCGGACAGACCGGGACACAGGTAAGAAACTTCCAGCCGGCAGCGGCGCAGGATGAAGAGGCCAGATACGGCAGATCCTCTGAACTTTACAGATCGGCCTGGCTTAAGAGAATGGCGGTAAGATCTGATGGAATGCATCTGTTTGGTGAGCTGACAGAAGAGGAGCAGAGAGCCTTCACGCACACAACGGCAAACAGTGCCGCGCTCGTGCCGACAAACACACTCAACAGGATTGTGGAGCTTGTCACAGGTGATTCACCGATTGATGATGACGCTGATGAGCAGGGCCAGAGCAGAGGCTTTGCAGTGCCGAGACATACCGCGATTGCTGCAGGCGATGCTACAGGAGTTGCAGAGGGAACTGCGAACGCTGATGAACAGGATAGCTTTGATCTGCTTTCCTTTGACGGTGTCGAGATCAAGAAACACGTTGTTATCGCCAGGAAGCTGATGTTCAAATCTATTGATGCTTTCGAGGATTGGCTTGTTAAGCATCTCGGCGCGAGAATCAAGGTTGCCAAGGAAAATGTGTGTCTGGCAAGACTCCGCAACGCGGCACCGGCAGGCGGCTCCGCTGTTACAAATTCCGGCATGGCAGCAGCAAACATCCTCACAGGTCAGACATATTCCGATGCAACAATCAGATCCATGTTTGCCCTGCTTGAAGGCAATGGCGAGATTGTTGCATATGCAAACAAGAAAACTATTTGGAATCAGCTGGCCGGCATCGAGGATGGAGAGCACAGAAAGCTGTTTGTGCCGAACAGCATGGTTGATCCGGTAGTACAGGGCCGCATTTACGGAGCAACGATCAAGGCAGATGACCAGCTGGCAGACAACGTGGTTATCGCAATGGTCAAAGGCAAGATGCTCAAGAACAACTTTGACGATCTGGAAGTGTTCACGGCTATTGAGCCGAAAACTGCAAACACGATCATCACAGCATACTCTCTGTATGATGCTGCTCTGGAGAATCCGAAAAGTGCTGTACAGGCTACATTTACTGTCAGCTCCGGATCTGGCACAACATGATACCGTAAGGAGGCCGAGCAATGTCAACAGCCATAACGGGCGGCAATCAGCTGCTTGAATCTGTTAAGGTGACGCTTGGCGTGAGGTCCAGTATCTTTGATGATGAGATAACGGATCTGATCAACGCGGCAAGGAGTGACCTTGGTATTGCCGGAATAACAGAGAATCATTCGGATTCGGATGCTCTGATAATTCTGGCAATCAAAACATACTGCAGGATGAATTTTCACAATCCTGCAAATTATGATAAGCTGAAAGCCTCATACGATGAGCAGAAAGCACAGTTGCAGACTGCCGAAGGTTATACCAATTGGCTGGAGGATTGATATGGACAAATACGGCAGTGCAATGATCTGCACTCTGGAGAATGTGTCCGATGTGGGGGATGAGCCGCAGATGCGGCTTGTTCCCCTTTTTGATGCATTTTACGAAAAGCAGAGAATAGGTGTAACGCGGCTCTATGCGGCCATGGGTGCGGGGCAGCAGATAGACGCGCTGATCAAGCTGCTGAATGTCGAGATGCCGGATGATGGAGAGCTGTATGCGGTCATAGCCGGCAAACAGTACAGAGTAGCAGCGGTGCAGGATGATGATTTTGATGCAGTTGTGACACTGCGGAGGGAAGGTGATTTATATGATGTCGCTGACAGCTAAGCTTAGAGCCTTCCGGGATCTGATGAAAGGTGTCACAGCGAATTTCTATCACTACTACAGGCCTCACAGGAAGGGAATGCATAACGCGGATCACTGGCTTGTATGGTCAGAGATAAGCGAGGATGACAGCCCATATCTTGACAATCAAAAGACAGAGCAGGTGCTCACCGGTACTCTGGATTTCTACACAATGACAGAGTACGATGCCAGGATAGATACGATACAAGAAAAGCTGCAGATGGCTCCTGTAACGCGCTGGGAGCTGGTAAGCGCAGGAAAGGAAGAGGAAACCGGCCTGATACATTACAGCTGGTCTTGGAGAATGTAAGATGGCTAAATGGACTGTAGGGAACGGAATAACTGAATATATCGCACAGCTGCAGGCCCTTGACAGGTCAGCAGAAGAACAGATTGGAGCTGCCGTGTATCAGGGCGCTAAAATCGTTGCTGATGAAATCAGGAAGAATATTAAGAATATGCCTACTGATGAGAGGCACGGAACTCCGCAGAATCCAGTGAGAGGAGTGACGCGAAAGCAGAAGGCGGGGCTTCTTGACGGGCTTGGCATTGCCAAGATGAAGGATGACAACGGATTCATTCATGTAAAGATTGGCATGGATGGATATAACGGAGTCAGAACCAAAGCCTTCCCGAACGGCCAGCCGAATGCATGGATAATCAGATCAGCGGAAACAGGATCTTCTTTCAGAGAAAAGACTCCTGTCATAGCGCCGGCAGTCAAAGCCAAGAAGCCAGAGGCCGAAAGAGTCATGGCAGAAGTGATAGAACAGAAAATCAAGGAAGTAACAAAGGAGTAAGAAAATGTCTAAATTTGTAAATACAAATGCAATAGCGGGTGCAATTGGCATCGGCTTCTCCAGGCCGATGGTTGCGCTCTATAATGCCTCCGGGAACACTGTGACATATACAGGCGGCATTCCTTTTGCCAGAGGTGCATCTGTGCAGATCCAGGCTAACAGCTCGGATGCAAACACATGGAGAGCTGACAATATGGATGCTGAGAGCGCAGGAGGCAAATTCACGGGCGGCAGCATGACAGTGGTCACAGATGACCTGTTTTATGCAGCTGATCAGCTCATCCATGGCCGCGGGGAAACGGCAGAGGTGAACGGGATAGAGGTTGAGAAATCTACGGTAGTGGATGAAGTCCCTTACTGTGGTTTTGGTTATCTCAGGAAGTACCAGTGCGGCGGTCAGGAGATCTACAGGGCAATCATGCTTACAAAGGTCAAGTTCAATGAATCCGGTGACGCTGCAGAGACAGAAGAGGAAACAAAGAACTGGCAGACAACTGAGAACTCCGCGCAGATCTTCCGCGATGATACGGAGGATAAAACATGGAGGCTCAGAGGAGCGAACTACTACACGACAGAAGAAGAAGCTTTTGCAGAGCTGTGTGCGCTGCTCATGATTTCATCTTCTTCCGGCTCAGGGGCTTCCGGCTCAGGGACATAAGGAGAGAACATGGAGATTTATGGTATTAAAACAGGTTTTTCGCGGACCATCAAAGCCACAATTGAACTGATCGAGATTTGCCCGGATAAGGACATCAAGAACCTCGGTGCTCTGATCACCGGAGGCAATACGGCAGTCCAGTACATGCCGAAGATCCTGGCCATCCTCCAGAATGGCTATGAGAACAGGATGCGGCATGAGGCAGAGAGGGAAGGCAGGACATATGAGCCGAAGCTCCTCACTGCAGAAGATTTTGAGTACCTTGATGAGGAAACTTATCAGGCCTGTGTAAATGAAGCTTTTCGGAACTTCAAGAAGCAGAGCGCCCAGACTGTGCATGTAAGGGAAATGCCAGGAAAAAAAACAGAAAACGCAGTAAGCCAGTAAAAGAGAATCGTGCATGGTATCTCTTCTATGGCCGGATTATGAACTTGGATGAGCAGGCAGTCATGTCAATGTACTACGGAGAGTACAAAGATATGATGGCCTGCTTTTCTGTGTATAACGGAAACTGCATTGTGGTCCCCGAAAGAACGCATGATGAACTGATGGAGCTGGATTGATATGGCAGTAAACATAGGGCCTCGGATCGGTATAGACGGTGAGGCCGAGTATAGAAAACAGTTACAGCAGATAATTCAGACAACAAAAACGCTTGATTCTGAGATGAAAAAAGTTGAGTCCTCATTTGATGAGACTACATCTGCAGAAGAAAAGGCAGCGGCTAAGTCTGAGGTACTGCGGAAAGAAATTGACAATCAGAAAGAAAAAGTAAGGCTCCTGCAGGAGATGCTTGACAAATCCGCTGACAAGTACGGTGAGAATGACACCAAAACTCTCAAGTGGAAACAGGCAGTAAACGAGGCTACCACACAGCTCAACAAGATGGAGGGCGAGCTGAAGGACACCAACAAGAACATGGACAATGTTGGTGATGCCACAAAGGATGCAGGAAATGCCATGGATGACGCTTCCGGCAAGGCCAGTGTATTCGGTGATACCCTGATGGCTAATCTGGCCTCGAAAGCGATCACTGCCGGCCTTGATGCCATTGTGACAGGTATCAAGAATATATCCGGAGCAATGGTGGACGGTGTAAAAGATGCCGCGGCTTACGCTGATGAAGTGCTTACCATGAGCACAGTGACCGGCATAAGCACAGATAAGCTCCAGGAATACAAATACATGTCTGAGCTGGTTGATGTCAGTGTTGACACGATCACAGGCAGCATGACCAAGCTCACAAGGAGCATGGGAAGCGCGCGGGATGGCTCAGATAAGTATGTTGATGCATTCAAGAAGCTTGGAGTTTCCGTCACTGATGGCAATGGAGCCCTGAGAGATAACGAGGAAGTATTTGCCGAGAGTATTGCCGCGCTTGGAAAGATGACCAATGAGACAGAGCGCGACGCCCTGGCAATGGAAATCTTTGGTAAATCAGCACAGGATCTCAACCCGCTTATTGCGGCAGGTGAGGACAAGCTGAAAGGCTTCACCGATGCGGCACATGAATCCGGTTATGTGCTGTCTGAGGAGCAGCTGGGCGCTCTCGGTGAGGTTGATGATGCTTTTCAGACATTTGATGTAACAGTCAAGGGCATTAAGAACCAGCTGGCTGTAGGCCTCGCGCCGGCAGTGACAAGCGTTGCAGGCGTGTTTCAGTCCTGGGCGGCTTCTGTTGATTGGGATGCAGTCGGTGACAAGATCGCAAACATGGGCCAGAGGGCTGTTGAGTTTGTCGAGGCCGTTGATTGGGAGAGTGCCTTTGCGCTGATCAGCGATGGAGCAGAGTCTTTGTGGGATACCATTGAAGGCTTTGACTTTGAAGGAACTGCCAAGCTCGTGGGCGATCTGGCAACAGGCGTGATAAATGTCGGCACATGGATGCTCGAAAACGGAGAAACAGTGGCCTCCGTAGTCGGTGCCATTGCCGGAGTCATGGCAGGAATGCAGATTGCAAGCTTTGTGGGATCTCTCGGCCTGCTTGCCGGTGGACCTCTGGCAGCCATCCCAATAGCGCTCGGAGCGATAGTGGGCGCGGGTGTTCTGGTAGTCGAGAACTGGGACACAATCAAAGAAACTGCCGCGGGATGGGCCGAAAATATTGGCGCGTTCTTTGACGGGGCTGCGCAGAAGGCCGAAGAGATAGGCGGCCAGATTGCCGAGGACTGGGATGTCATGAAAGAGAATACAAGCGCTGCGATTTCTGATGCAGTAGAGCTCCAGAGTGGGAAGCTTGATGAGATGCGGCAGTACTATGATGAGTGCGGCGGCGGAGTCAGCGGCGCGGTTGGCGCTATGATGCTGGGAGTCAGGACAGACATTGACACAGGACTTACTTTCATCAATGACCTGACAGGCGGCAAGCTCGATGGTGTGATAGCTAGTTTTGATGGCATGTATCAGAATGTCAGCAACGGAGTGACAGACTGGATCGGAGGCGTTGAAACCTCAATAAAGGACGGTCTGAGCTCTGCAAAAGAGTGGGTGGATGATAAGCTCGGAGCGGTTGGAGATAAGTTTTCTGAGATCTGGAATGGCGCAAAGGACACGGTTTCCGGCGCGATTGATGCCATCAAAGGATTCTTGGATTTCAATTGGGAGCTGCCAGATCTGCCGCTTCCTCACTTCTCTGTATCAGGCTCATTTGGCTGGTCCTGGGATGGAGGCATTGAGCTGCCTTCCATTGATGTGGAGTGGTACAAGAAGGCGTATACAACTCCTGTGCTTCTCAATTCTCCTACAATATTCGGGTATAATGCCGGCAGCCTGCTGGGCGGCGGCGATGGGAACGGTGCTGAGGTTGTTTCCGGAGCCGGCAAGCTCATGGCAATGATGAAAGATGCAGTGAGCTCGGTAGTGAACAACACAAGGACCACCAACATGGGAGGCCTTACCATTAATGTATACCCGTCAGCGGGGATGGATGAGGAGGCACTTGCCGAAAAGGTGGCAGAGCTCATACAGGATGACATTGATAGAAAGGATGCAGTATTTGCATGAGTATAACGTATAACGGAATAGAGATATTTGAATACAATGCGTATGACTCCGGTACTGAATCCTATGCGGGACCAGAGAGAGATACTGAGCAGATCCATGTGCCGGGAAGGTCCGGAGATCTCATCTTTGATAATGGCTGTTATAAAAATCAAACAATACCTTATAACTGCTTTATTCCTTCAAATTTTCCTTACAATTTCGAGGAGCTGAGGAACTTCCTTCTCTCAGATCCGGGCTATCATCGCTTAGAAGATACGAGGCATCCGAGAGAATACAGGATGGCAGAAGTAAAAGGGCCAATCAATCCGAATACCGGAGTTGATAACCAGAGCGGCACTTTTGACATTGTTTTTAACATGAAACCGCAGAGGTGGCTCCTGGAAGGAGAGCTGCCTATCACGTTTACAAGTTCCGGAGCAAGCATAGTGAATCCTACGCGGCATGAGTCAAAGCCGCTCATCAGGGCTTACGGCAACGGAACCTTGACGATAGGCAGCAAGACAGTGACCATTGCAGGAGTCTCAGAGTCTTACATAGACATAGATTGTGAGACAGAGGACGCATTTTATAACACTGCCGCAAACAACAGAAATTCGAAGGTTACATGCTCCGGGAACTTCCCGCGGCTTGCTCCGGGGAGTACGGGCATCACCTTCTCAGGGATAACAAAAGTGATCATAACTCCGAGGTGGTTTGTTATATGAATCCGATACTGTATGAAAGCGATGAAACGAACTTTATAACGAACGGGCTCGGACGGTTGCCGGATTGCGTGAGCTGCAAGGTAACGGAAGCCAGAAACGGAGAGTATGAGCTGCAGCTCAAGTATCCGGTAACAGGGCGGCATTTTGCGGATATTACAGATGATAGAATCATCTCAGCCATTCCGGCAGACGGGAAGGAGCCGCAGCCATTCGTGATATACAGACACAGCAAGCCGATGAACGGCATAGTGACCTTTTACGCTCAGCATATCTCTTACAGGCTGAACTATATACCTGTGCGGCCTTTCAGGGCTACAAATGCAGCAGACGCAATGCAGTGCCTATCACAGTATGCCGCTGTCAGCTGTCCTTTTACCTTCTGGACAGACAGGGTTGTTAATGCGACATGTGCGCATGATGTTCCTGGCTCGATCAGGTCAAGGCTTGGCGGGACAGAGGGCTCAATGCTCGATTGTTACGGCGGAGAGCTGGAGTGGGACAAATTCACAGTAAAGCTGCATACGGCGCGAGGAGCAAACAAAGGAGTGAAAATCAGATACGGCAAGAATCTGATAGATCTCCTGCAGGACCATAATCTGTCAAATGTGGTAACAGCGGTATATCCGTATTGGAGCCGCGATGGAGTATACAAGGAGCTTCCTGAGCGGGTAGTATCTACAGCACATGAGTTTTCATGGTCAAGGGTGGAAGTTGTGGATATTACAGAAGATTATGAGAATGAACCGAGCGAGTCGACGATGCGGAGCTGGGCTACAAATTACCTTAGCGGTAAGCAGACACCAAAGGACAGCATAAAGTTTTCTTTTGTTGCTCTCTGGCAAACAAAGGAATATGAGCAGATAGCTCCGCTGGAGAGAGTGAACCTTTGTGATACGGTAACAATCTCATATGAGCCTCTTGGAGTCGAGACAACGGCAAAGGTAATAAGAACTGTGTACGATGTCTTAAAAGAGCGCTATGAGTCAATAGAGGTTGGACAGGGCCGCACAAATCTTGCTGCTACAATCATAGAAACATCGCATGAACCGGAGAAGATGATCAGCGCGGCAAAGTCTTGGTTTGACCAGGCTATTAGCCATGCAACAGACATGATCCGCGGAGGCCTTGGCGGCTATGTGGTAATGAATGCAGACGGTAACGGAAATCCGCAGGAAATCATTGTAATGGATAGGCCTGATGTAGATCTGGCAGTGAACTGCATCAGGATTAATAAGAACGGCATAGGATTCAGCCAGAATGGCTATATGGGACCATTCAACTCAGCTTGGCTCATAGATGGCACATTTGACGCGCAGCAGATCAATGTTATTAACCTAAACGCAAACAGTATTACAGCGGGAACGATGTCTGCAGACCGGATAAAAGGCGGCACTCTTACAGTAGGCGGCACTCAGAACGGAATGATTGATGTCAGGGATGCTAATGATGATATCTTTCTTACGATAGACAAGTACGGAGTTGAGCAGATTGATGGATACTGGCTGATGCAGGAGGACGCGCTTGGAACCGGGAAATTCATCAAGTTCGAGAATGGACAGATGAAATCTGGAGTAGGCGGGAATACCCAGGCAACAATAGACGGAAGCGGAGATTTCTATACACCGGACGGGAACCGGCACAAAGGATTGAAAATAATAACACCTGCGTTGGATCTGGAAGCAGACGACCTGTCAATACTGCAGAATGGTAACAGATACTACACTGTATCAGATATAGTGAGGTTATACGTGCAGGAAACTGTTGGCGGGACTACACAGAATGTCTGGAGAGATGTTCACTTTGTGAATGGAATCCTGACGAGTCAATAAGGAGAGAGTATGGAACATTTAATTAATCTTAATTTTGCACCGGGCGGCCTGCCGGCAACGGTCCATGTGTCACAGTATGATGACACGATAAGACAGCTGAGGTTTCAGCTCTGGTTTGGCCGGTCAAAAGTGGAAGTTCCTTCCGGAGCCTCGGTAAGAGTAGATATCAAAAAGCCGGATGGTCATATTGTCCTGGTTACTGGCACAGTGGATAGCTCTGACAGGTCTATTGTTACAGTGCCGACAACGAAGCAGATGACAGCAGCGCCGGGAGGAGCCAGAGGAACACTGGTAGTCTCAAGCACAGGAGATAAGCGGATCAGCTCTGCAATTTTCATTTTACAGGTACACAGAGATCCTGTTGAGGATGGAGATGCATCCGACTCCGATCTGAGCATGCTGCAGGATGCCATTGATCAGACAGCGGCTAATGCTACAGCGGCTCAGGCTGCGGCTACAGCGGCACAGCAGGCGGCCAGCTCCTTCACGACAGACACAACGCTTTCTGTATCAGGGAAGGCAGCGGATGCAGCTGAGACCGGCCGGCAGTTTGGGCTAATAAAGGCTGATTTAGGTTCCTTTAAGGAAACGGGCGGAGCTGATAAATATATCTCTAATGTTAGAGTTTATGGCTCACCTGCAAGTATCGGAATCAGCAATATCCGCAACAATTACGGCTCTTCCGGTTCAGAACAGACGGGATTCGCAATCTTCACAACAACATCTGATACAGTATGGGGAAGTGCTATAAAAAATGTGACAAATGCCGCTGTTTCCGGTCATTTTAAAGAAACTTTGAGCGATGGCAGAACGTATGAATTTGACTATGATTTATCTGGTCTTGCATCCGGCACTCGTGACACAGCGAGGGATGCGGCACATATAATCAAGAGCACATGCTTTTACAATGTTTCGACACCGGAAGAAGTTGACGAAGTAAGAACCGGACTGAGCGAGGTCACTGATACCATTCAGGACATGCAGAGCGATTTTGTCGAGCTTGGCGGAGCAAGCCCGTATTTTAGCAATATCAAGGTACATGGACCGGTAGGCTATACGATAATCACCAATCTCAGAAACAACTTTGTAGCAAGCGGCGGCTCAGTGCAGTCGGGTTTTGTCATTTACTCATCAGACGAGACCGGGACAGACTCAGCAACGCAATTAAAAGCTATAAATAGCTCTCTCTCAGGTCATTTCTACCAGAAGTTATCCGATGGAAGAACATACGAGTTTGATTATGACTTATCTGGAATACCCGCAGGGACAAGGATAACAGACAAGGGGCTGGCTTATCTTATCAGCGAAAAGTGTTTCGATTCGATGGCAGACAATAACCTGCATCTGGGCATCGGCGCTTTTGACGCTTTCGGGGTTATCGGAGACAGCTACGCAAGCGGTGAGGTGTACGTACCTAACGGCAGCGGGGGATATTCAACAAGAGACTACTATGCGGTATCATGGGGACAGATAATAGCAAGGAAAATCGGCGCAACGTGTATCAATTTCTCAAAAGGCGGACTGACAACAAGGAGTTGGCTCACTGACCCGATGGGGCTTGCACTTCTCCAGAGTTCCGATGCACTTTCTTTGTACCTTTGTGCGCTGGGTGCTAATGATATATCGAAGCTGGGTGTTAATTATCTCGGCACGAGCGCGGATATACATGTAGACAATCCTTCTTTGAATGCAGACACATTCTATGGAAATTATGGCAAGATAATTAGCGCAATTCTTACGAAAAGCCCAAATGCAAAGATTATACTTTTCACAGTTGCGTACACGTATAACAGCGTAGAAGCACAGTTTAATACTGCAATCAGAAGCATAGCGAGCATTTTTGGAATTAAGGCAATACTTGTTTCAGCAGACCTGTATTATGCGGCGGACTCCGTATATAACACAGCAAGAGTACAGAACCACCCGACAGCGGCTCTTTACGCAGGAATGGCTGAGGCAAATATTAGACTGATTGATAGATGCGTATATGACAATCTTGATTATTTTGCCGATTATGTACCGATTACGCAGTAAACTAAACGCCCATTTCAAGGTGTACCGATACCACTTAGATAATACTGGTATGATTCAGTAGCACCAAATCAAAAGCCCCGACAGATCTGTCAGAGCTGCCGGGGCCGCCGATCAGGGCGCGATATCATCTTTGTGAACTTCAAGCCATTCGGCCAGAGCCTTCCGGATCACCCATGACGCGGAACGCTCTTGTGTCTCACAGTAGTGCATCAGCTGGTCGAATTGTTTAGGTTCAAAGCTGATAGACATTTTTATATATTTGTCCTGATCATTCTTTTTAGTAGGTGCCATAAAATCACCTCCTAGTGGTATGATACGCACATGATTAGGTGGTAGCAAGGCACACTGTAGCAAATTGTTATCAAAAAATTTAAGGCGCCCATATAGTTCCCAATCCAGCTCCGGCCTTGCCGGTTCTCAGGGTCTCAGGGTATCCCCTGACAAGCAAATTGGCAAGTGTGCGCACTCATGCCCTGCTTGCCCAGCAGTGAACCGCTAGCGGTTTACATTGCTTGCCAGGTTTGATTCTAATCGAGGCATTCACGAAACAACAGAGAGAAGTATTATAGTAAAAAATACAGAAGGGAGCCGCATGTGCGGCTCCAGAGGAGAAGATATGAGAGAAACATATTATTTTATCACAGGCCTGATCAGCGCGGCTGTGGCCTACGTATCCGGCAAAATGGGCATCCTGATGCCGCTGATTGGGCTCCTTACCCTGATGATGATTGTTGATTACATCACAGGCATGGGAGCCGCAAAGAAAGAAGCGGTTGAACATCCGGAAGATCCTTCCTATGGCTGGTCATCAAAGAAAGGCTTCAACGGGATCATTAAGAAAGTGGCAATTTTCGCGGTTATTACAGTATCAATATCATTAGATTATCTTATTGCGGTAGCCGCGGAGCAGATGAGCATTAAGCCGCCGGCAATGGCTTTTATAGGTCTTGTAACAGTGGTTTGGTTCATTCTCAATGAAATGCTCAGCATTGCAGAAAATGCCGGCAGAATGGGAGTGCCAGTGCCGATCTGGCTTACAAAGTACATAGCAGCGCTCAAGAACAAGATAGATGATCAGGGCGGCCAGGCAGCAGGATAATATAAAGATTCAAGACAGAGGACACGGCGGGAGCTGTGTCCTTTTTATTTGTTAGGAGAAAATGACATGACAGAAAAACAGTGGATTAGTTTTGTTGCTCCTCTGGCAGTGAATGCAATGCAGAGATTTGGATACAGAGCATCTGTGTTGATTGCGCAGAGTTGCCAGGAAACTGGATATGGTCAGACAGATCTCGCACAGAACGATATTAGAAATGTGCTTGGAATGAAAGAGGATCTGTTGAATGATACATGGCAATCAAATTATTGGTATGGAGAGTGCTATGTAAAGAAAACTCCGGAATGGATAAACGGAGTGAAAACAACAATAGAGGATTCGTTTCGCGTATATGCATCTTATCAGCAGTGCTTCTATGATTACTGCCAGTTTATGCGCGATGCAAAGCGCGATGATGGCACCTATAAATACAGAGATGTGCTTGGCATCGCAGATCCGGCAGAGCTCATAGAGGAAGTAAGAAAGAGAGGATACTGCACAGATCCGGAATACTCAAAGGCAGTAGTGAACATTATCAAGAAATGGAATCTGACACAGTACGATGAACCGATAAAAGAGGAGAAAAAGATTATGACGCTTGCAGAGAGATTGATGCAGATGGGAGTTGCCCTGATCGACAGGATTAAGCAGAACTTTAACTGTGGCCAGAAGCATAACGCTAACACTCACAGATACTTGGCAATCCACTATCTTGGAGTCAATGGCGAAAATCCTGATTTGTATGATGGCTGTTATGGTGGCCATTTTTACGTATCGAAGAATGGCACATGTTACCAGGCTGCAGATGTCGGTGATATTCTCTGGCATGTAGGCGCTTCATCAGGATACAGGTATATCCATGAGGATGCGAGGAACCAGAACACAATAGGCATCGAGTGCGCGACATTCACGGCCTCCGGGCATAATGACGATGATGAGACATGGTACTATACCATTGAGAGTCAACAGGCAATGGCCAAGCTGGCAGCGGCAATCATGATGCAGTATGACATCCCTATGAGCAATCTGCTCATGCATGGAAACATCACAACTAAGATTTGCCCTGCTCCTTACGTAAGGGACGGAGGAAAAGGATCTAATTGGACATGGGATGTTTTCAGAGCCAAAGTGGCAGAGTACTTAGGGCAGGATTACAGCGCAGCAGGTACGGTGATTGAGGTCAGCATTCTGAGGAGAGGAAACACGGGGCCGGCAGTCAAGCAGCTCCAGGAGAATCTGATTAAACTTGGCTATTACCTGGGAAAGTATGGAGCAGATGGCAGCTATGGAGAAGATACAGAGGCGGCTGTAATTGTATTCCAGCTTGATAAACATCTTAAGACGGATGGAATTGCCGGTCCGATCACTCTGGAAGCAGTGCAGAATGCTCTCGATGAGCTGACAGCAGCGCAGGCAGAGGAGCAGGAGAAGGAAACAGAGAGAGAGGATGATAAGAAGATAATGTACTATGTGCAGTGCGGTGCATTTGGAGTAAAGGAAAATGCAGATAAGAAGGTGATGGCACTCTCCGGAAAAGGCTTTGTGGCCATAGTTAAGGATTACGGACAGAAGGCAGCAGAAGGAACGAGATACAGAGTGCAGGTAGGCGCGTTCATCAATAAGGACAGAGCAGAAGCCATGATTTTGGATCTCAAAACTGAGGGAATCGAGGCGCTTATAAAAACAGAATAAAAAAGTTGATAACAGAGTTGATTTGATGTAGGATAAATGCGGTATTTACGCGGAAAACTCGCAATTTTGACTTTGTCTTTTAATCAAGTTGTCCGGGGTTCGAGTCCCCGATGCTTCACGAATGAAAACAGCCGGAAATACCGTATTTATGCGGTGTTTCCGGTTTTTTGTTTTTCAAAAAGTAACCGATTGTAGCCGATTGTAAATGTTGACATTCTGTTGACAGGACGATTTTTCAGAGCAAATGTTGACAAAATGTTGACACTTTTTTATGTTAACACGGTGACAAAGAACGCACACAAAAAAGCCCGGCAGATGGTAACTGCCGGGCTTTCGCGTTGCTCATCCGAGGGCTGCATTAACTGCCGCGTGAGCATCTTCCTTTTCGAGATTGATGTGCGCATATACCTTCATGATGACGGCCTCAGAGTCTCCCATCAGCCGCGCTATATGCTTAATGCTGATAGTCGGAATCTGACCGCAGAGATCAGTGCAGTAGTTGTGCCTAAAGACATGAGCCGTAAGGCCGGTAAGGTCCTCAGCGGAAACAGCCTGCATGGCTTTTATGATCCGCCTCCACATCTTATCATATGACGATTTTGTCATCTGCTCACCATTTCTCATAGTGAACACATACGGGCCCTTGATGCCCTTTACATATTCCTCGATGGCAGGGCGGACGCGATCAGGCAGCGGCACTCTCCTGGTTCCGTTTACGGTCTTAGGATCTTTGTTCTCTTCCTTGAGGTGGTTGACCAGGGCGCGGGCCTTCACTATAGACACTTCCTTAGATTTCCAGTCAAAATCAAAAATTGTAAGGGCAAGCGCTTCCTCTCTCCGGAGGCCGCAGCCATACAGGAGATACAGAAAACATTTGTCCATGGGAGCCAGATCGGCGGAGAACACTGCCGATTTCTCAGCTCCGGTAAGAGGGCGCTTCTCAGGGGCTTTGTATTTTACTGCCGGAAGGCAGCGGGATATATCGGCGGAGATAGCAACTGGCAAATAGTGATCAGACACAGCCTGCTCAACGACCTGTTTTATGGTCATGCAGATCTGCTGTTGAGTGCGCTTCTTTCCTTCCGCGGCTCCTAAGATGCTCAGGGCATGCACAGGCCGGAAGTCCGAAAGTTGCACAGCGCCTTCAACCACAAAGTATTTCTCAATGACATTATCATACATTGCAAGGGTGTTGCCGGCAGCTCCAGCTTTGTAAACATCTCTCCACTTTCTGGCATACTGCAGAAAGGTCATATGGTTCTTTACAACAGCGGTCCTTTCCGCAACAGCTCTCTCAAATTCTTTAACACGCTTCTCAAGGTCTTTGGAGCTCTTGCTTGATGTAAGATATTTTCTATGCTTGGTTCCATCTGCATTATATGTGCCATCCCAAACAGCGGCCATATATCTGCCATCTTTTTGTTTCTTGTATTTAGTAGACATCCAATAACCTCCTCACCGAAATTCATAAAAGAAGTTCTGAGATGAAGCTTGGAGTATTAGCCGGCAGATGTTATTATAATCATGCGCAGAGAGACATGCTGGATTCTGCAGCACACTCACTTAATACCCCAACATTAATACCTCTTTCAACGAAGAGAAGCAAAAAACTCACCTAGTACGGGGGTGAGTTTTTTGTTGTCCAAAAGTTGCGCCTGTTGTCCAAAAGTTGCGCCGGCGCAATCATTTCAAGCGTTTTCTTCTCTTATAGTCTGTGAAGCTTCTGACTTCTCAGAAGCGGCCTCGGCCTCCAGCTCTGCCTCATAGCTTCTGACCTTATCCGCAATCTGTTCCTGTCTGTAAATCCTCTGAGCCTCCTGAGCAAGCCGATCAGCCAGGATATCCCACCATTCCTCCGGCATGTCCGCAAGGAGGGACACTGCTCTATAGCGTATATCCTCCGGCCTTCCTGCAAGAACTTTCTCAATCCATGCCTGTACTCTCATGTTTGTGTTCTTAGAGACAAACATAGTGCCGGCTCCGGTCCTCAGCCATTCCTCATTAACATCAAATTCCATACAAACAAGACGAATAACAGACTCACTAGGCGTACTCTTGCCAACTTCATAACCGGCAATATTATTACGGCTAACAGCCAGCCGATCAGCAAACTCTTGCTGAGTCATTCCGAGGGCTTTTCTTAATTCCTTAAAGCGTTCTTTCATGATACACCTCCCTTCTGACCTCATTATATTTGCGAGCTCTAAAATAGTCAACGTGAAAATGTTCATAAAGAACAAAAAAGTTGTTGACAAATGTTTAATACAAACATATTATTGTGGTATAAGAACAAAGCAACACAGAAAAAGGAGGTGAGAACAATGATGGCAAGCACAGACCAGAGAAACGAGACAAGGGAAGCCACAAAGAAAATCTTTGAGGAGATTATTCCCATGATCTCTGATGAAGGCTGCAGGAAGCTGCTCACTCTTGGAGAAGGTATCAAATTCGGCATGCAGGCCATGAGCCAGAAGCCGGAGAAAAGTGCATAAAGAAACATGAGGAGATAGGCAGATGGCAGTTATTGATTGCGACAGATGCACGATGGAAGAAATGTGCATGAATGTGCTGGAGTTCAATGGAACTATTGGCACATGTCCTGATTTCACAACACTGGAAGAGCTGACACGGACCGCGCAGAAACCAGTAAAAAAGGTTGACTGTGGAAAATGCATGTTCGAGGTGGAATGTGAGGGAGCATGGATTGTGGACGGGAGGGCCGAAACATGCGGCAACTTCTGTCCATCACCGGCATGAAAGGAGTGAGGCTGTATGAGGACTAAGAGAAGCGGATCAGGATAAACCCGGCTCCTCACCATGTGGGCTAAAAAGTAACAGAATGTGCCGGGCGGCACCGCCACTGCTCTGATGAGTTGGCCGCCTGGAATCACCGAAAGGAGAATGAATTGATAGAAATAGTAAGACCGGCAGCAGTAGTTTTCTCAAAGGATTGCAGGATGTCAACGGAAGCAAAGGCCGCGTACATAATAAATCACTCAAAGATTGGAGAGCCTGTCTCTAATGAGGAACTGATAGAGTCGATAGTTACGGCTCTGGAGGAGCTGGAAGAGATAGAACCGACAAGGACGGTTGCAGAGGTGGAAACGATCTGCAAATGCATCAGGGCCGGCATACAAGCAGAGATGGAGTACATAATACCTGATAATCCGGGGAAAGATACAACTTGCTGGTAATAAGAAAGTGAGGTGTGAAGAGGATGGTCTATCCGAAACCGTACATGAGAAAGCGTGAGCTGGTCAGAATGGGTATACCTTCCGAGATGCTTGATAGGGCATACAGGTCAAAGGGCCAGCGATTTGCACAGAAGATCGATCCGACAAAACCGAATTCCCCGATACTCTTTGATACAGATGGATTCGAGAGATGGAGAATGAAGCAAATGAACATAGAGCAGAGGGCAATGACATGACAGGATTCAGCGAGAAAGGAACACCGGAGCAGAGGACAGAAAGAGAGCTGTTCCAGGCGGCTAATCTGGCCAGACGGAGCAGGCTGGCTGCGCAGTCAAGGGAGCCATACGGTGATACCTACAGACGGAAGAAAGTACATTGGTGGACCATAGAAACGGCGCTGATCTCTGTGATTGAGCTGAGTGGGCTCGTGGATGAGTTTGAAATCTATTATAACTGCCATCCTGTGAGCCCGGAGCTGTGACCGCGGAAATGGGAGCCTTCCTGATCGGAGCGCTGGCAGCAGTGCCGGGGCTTGCTGTATCAGTATGGCTCCTGTGGATGTGGGGCAATACAAGTGAATAGGCTTTAAAAAAGAGGCGATTTCAAGCCTCTTTTCCATCTCGATAAGCGTATTAAAATCTGCGTCAAAAATAGAAAAGGTGAGCAATGGGGTATATACGAAAAGAGATGTACTTCCCTAGAGTCGTTGAGATGTGGGAGTACATGGATCACAGGTATGGAGCTCCGGGGATAAAGCGGAGAGAGAAGAGGAAGGCAACACCAAAAGAGATAGAGGCACACAATCAGAGGAACCGGGAGAAGATCTGCAGATGGAAGCTCCGTCAACACTTCACAGAGGATGATGTATTTGTAACGCTCACTTATGCAGTAGATAAAAGACCTGAGAACATGGAAGCCTGCATGAAGGACTGTAGGCGGCTCATGGACAGGCTGAGGCGCGAATATAAGAAGGCCGGCCAGCAGATGAAGTGGATCAGGAACATAGAAGTTGGCAAGCGTAATGCCTGGCATGTGCATCTAGTCATTAAGGTATTGCCGGATATCCTCTCTGTGATGGCAAAGGCATGGAAACACGGAGCTGTGCTGCTAAAGCCGATGAGGGCAGAGGGAGAGTTTGCAGATCTGGCAGCATACATGACCAAGACACCGAGAACGGATAAGAGGCTCATAGATGCCAGATACGGAGCCAGCCAGAATATGCCTGTTCCGGAACCGGTCACAAAGAAGTATAAGCGGTGGGAATCATTTGAGGACGCGGAGCCGCGGCTTGTGCCGAAAGGCTACTACGTCGACAAGAGCTCTGTGATAGAGGGATGCACGAAAGAAGGATGGCCATACAGGCGCTTCCAGTGCTACCCGATAAGCCAGCCGGTTACAGGAAAAGCCAAGAAAAAAGCGGTAGTCATCAAGGAAAGACCGAGAAAGCTGGTCAAGGCTTGTGAGGCGCTTGCTCAAGATCCGGAAGAGCTGCCAATGCTTCCGGAAGAAAGCGAAGAGGTAAAGAGGGTAGATGAAGAGAGTACAGCTGATAATTTGGACGGACTCAACGGCCCAGAAGGAGACAGACAAGGAGTATAGATACTGCCTGGCAGCTAGTACAGGCAGGATATACGGGGATGGATCTGAGCATGGGACTTATAACAGAGTGACCTTACAGGCAATTCTGGCAGGCCTTGAGAGGATTGATCAGAATGCCGAGGTGCATATTTACACTGATAACAGATTTATCCTAAATGCCGCAGCTCATCATTTGAGCATGTGGGAGAAGAACGGATTTGTTACGAGCAAAGATAAACCGGTAAAGAATGATGACCTTTGGAAGGCAATAAGCAGAAAGAAGCAGTCATTTAAGCTGATCGGGAAGCCTGTGAACATCATGCAGAGGGATTGGCTTGAAGAGGCGGCAACAGAACAGTGTATGTAACCGGCAAGGCCGGACATAAATAAAAACCAGAAAAGGAGAAAAAAGAAATGAGAACAATGAGGAAAATGGACAGGGTATGGATGCTCGCTTTGGCAATGGCAGCGGTCATTGTCCTGCTGATCGCAACGGCAACGCCTTCACATGCGGCAGACCGTAGAAAACTCGGAAGATATGTCGACAATATCGAGCCGGGCAAAGAGTACGTGATTGAGTCAGTTAAGTTCCCGGGCAAAGTGGCATCACCTGACAGGCGGGAAAAGTACAAGGATTATATAACTCTTACCACATGGAATCCTGTAGATCCTTATGGAGCCGGTCAGATCTGGCATTTCACAAACTATGACACAAAGTGGGTAGATGATCCTATGCTGGGGCATTATGACACGAGCTTCTACAGGCCGGGAAAATTCATGATTTCAAATCACACCGATTATGATGGATCATGGACACAGACTCTCAGGCTAATCACTTATGACGCAAAGAGAGGGTATACGGCGCGATTCTGCGAATATAACAAAGACGGATCGATAGCAGACACACAGTGGTTCACGGGAACCAAGCTCAGGAAGCAGGGCGGAAAACAGGTCTGGAAAATAGTAGGCGTATCGAGTAACACGCGGCTGGCTCCGGGCGGACATTCCGAGGTGTATCTGCGTGAGGTTGAGTGGGAATAAGCTGGATTAAGCTGGATTAAGAGAGTATGTCCGGTCTGCCTTCAGGCAGGCCGGGCCGATGAGGGGCATTATGAAATTCGGATATTTAATAGCAATAGCGGCAGCGGTGTTGACAATGTGGAACACATGCACAGACGCGCAGACCAAGGAGCTGGCTGAGAACGGTGGTCCGGCATTCTGGTACACATCAGAAATGAGATGCCAGAAATGCGGCAGAGTCGAGAGATACGAGGGCGATTCTCTCACATGTGCAATGTCCTTTGAAGATTATCAGATATTGTATCCAGATTGGCGCATAGAAGGGCATGAGACAAACTGCATCTGCCTGTGTCCTGATTGTCAGTAAGAGAAGCAGAAAAGAGGTATTTGTTATGTGGGATAAGTTTGGAGAGTTTGACACATTCAGCGAGATAAACGAGCTGGCTGAGAATCTGTTTAATGAGGGCGATCTTGAGAGCATCAGGGTACTGGCTCAGGAGAATGGCATTCCTGCCGATCTGGCAGATCTGTACATGGAAGGTGAGCTGCCTTGCCTCTGCGATGCCCTAACGGCAGCGGCAGGCAAGATTGATGTAGAAGCGGAGAGTTTGAAGATACAGGGCTTAATGCTGGATTGGGCGGATTATATCAAGGCTCAGTGCATGGAGAACCAGATTCTTTCTTACAAAGTGAGGAACAAGGGCAAATCTCTTGCCGGCTGTATCGCGGATCTGCTCAAGGAAGGATTCTCAAATCAGTGGACAGTGCCGAAGGCAATTCTTGCCGAGGCGAAAGTGACAGCAAGCAAGGTGACATTTGGAGTGCCGAACATGGCAAGGGCAAAGCAGATCATCACAGAGTACTACATGAGGTAAGGCCATGAAGAAGAAAAAGATTGAGGCCTTCCCGCTGATAGAACTGAGAAAGCCTAAAAGAAAACCGTATATGGCAGTGGCAGATGTTGTGAACCTTGCCGGAGAGGATCATCTGCTGATTGACATCTATGAGAAGGATGGAAAATCTCAGAGGCATGTAATGAGGGCGGCATACACAGAACATGATTGGGGACTGTGGGAGCCGCAAAACGATTACAGCTCAGCATGGAGCCGCGGGAGCATTGAGGTTGATCTGTACAGGAATGCTCCGAGGTATGACACATCAGATATGATCAGCGGTCCTGGTATTCCGGCAAAAGCAGGGTGGAACAATACAGCGATTGACCAGCAGAGCATAGAGATCATACGTGATTTCTATATGCGCAGGTATCCGCGCTCACACTGGCAGTACATGACAGAGAAGGACTGGTACAGGAACCTCACAGGCCTCGAGGGTGAGATAAAGGCAGAGAGAGAGTCTAAAGCATGGAAGAACCGCAAGGAACAGCTGGAAGAAAGAAACAGAGATGTTCCGGCGATACCAAAGGACTTCAAAGAGTGGGCTGATAAGGAACTGTTTGGCAGAAAAGAATTCATGTTTTACAAGCGGCATGGCAGATTCGCGGATTGCCAGTGTTCAAAATGCGGGGCAACTTACAGAATCATCACTAGCCGGCGGGATGGCATTGACGGGATGATTGAGAGAATCGATCCTGTGCCGGAGAACGGGAATAAGACAGAATGCAGAAAGTGCGGAGCATCTGTCAGATACAGACCGCGGGGCAGGATGAAGCCATCATACGGAGAGACTGAATCCGCCTATCTGCTCCAGCCATACAGAGGCAGCGGGACAATCATAAGATGGTTCGAAGTAAGAAAAATGTGGTTCCTGGATGCAAAGAGCGAGATACGGCTTTGCGAGAATGCCAGAATTTACCCGGATGTGTTCAGAAACAAGAAAACAGATTGGCATCTGTATGATAGATTCTCAACGAAAGAGGATTGGTATGATCACAATGTTGGCGGATACGGCAATATCAAGCTAAAGGCCGGCGCGGTCTATACAGGAAATGCCGGAGAATGGAACACAAGGAGCCTGCAGTATTCAGGCCTCAAGGAATTCATTGAGGCAAAAGGCTGCTTCATGAAGCCGACATTCTACATACAGACCGCGCAGCAGTACGCGCTTGAAAAGATTGTAAAGGCCGGCATGGTGGATCTGGCTGAGAAGCTGGTAGCAGGAGAGCCAAATACACAGTCTTTCATGAAAGGCAGGTACAGGAAGCTTGAGGATGCGCTGAATATCAGGAGATGCCGGATAAAACTGCTTTCTGAGGCAGATGATATGGATGTGCTGCATGTGCTCCAGCTGGAGAGGGAGAACGCGGAGGCCGCGCTTTCCGGGAAAGCCAAGGGAAAAGGCGAGTGGACAGTTGAACAGATCAGCAAGGCATGTAGCCTAAAGCTAACAAAAGAGTTCGAAACAATTCTGCAATATATGTCGATCACTCAGTTCATAAACCGGATCGAGAAACAGTTAGGCAGGCAGATATACAGATTCATAGACCTGAGCACATGTGACAAAGAAGGCACAGAGTTGGCGATTCTTTACAAGGATTATATTGATATGCGGCTAAAACACGGATGGGATCTAACGCGGTCAACCTCGATATTCCCGAAAGACATTAGGGCGGCTCACCGGGAAATAGTGAGAATGGTCACGATGAAGGCCGAGGAAAAGAGGATAGATGAGCTGAGCGAGAAATACCCACAGATTAAGCGCAGATACAGGAAACTGAAAGCCAGATACGGATACAAGGAAGATGGCCTCATGATCAGGCCTGCCAAGACCATAATGGAGATCATGGAGGAAGGCAGGACACTGCATCATTGCGTTGCCAGAGGAAATACATATTTTGAGAAGCATGCAAGCGGTGTCAGCTCAATATTGTTACTCCGGAGGGCTACTGCTCCAAATACCCCATATATCACGATAGAGATAAAAGATAACAATATCCTGCAGTGGTTTGGCAGGAACGACAGTAAGCCGGATCGGGAATTGATTGATAAATGGCTTGCAGGCTACATCGCACATCTGGAAGGAAAGGAGAAACCGCAGGCAGTAGAACTGCAGGCGGCAGCGGGATAAATGGAATATCATCAGATAACGCTCAATGAGTGGATGGACATGAAAGACCAGCTGAGGAGAGAGCTGAACAATGTCAGGCAGTCATATGTGAGAGTGGGTTATATCCTCAGAAAGATGGATGAGTCAAAGGCCTACGAGGCAGGCGGCTATAAGTCAGTGGCAGAATTTGCAGAAAAAGAACACGGTTTGAAGCCTTCCACTACATCCAGATGGATGAGCATTAACAGAGAGTATTCCCTGGGAGGATACTCTGAGACATTAGATCCCAAGTACATTGACATGAACGCTTCACAGCTCACAGAGATGCTGAGCCTTCCGATGGAGGACAGGGAGCTCATAACACCGGATACATCCAGAGAGGATATCAGGGAGCTCAAGCGGTTCAACAAAGAGGAGTCAAGGACCGAGGCGGCAGCGGTCAGCAGTCCGATGCAGGAAGCGTTTATAGAGTTTCTGCAGAAAAATCCGCAGGAGGCAGCGGCAGTAAGAGCATTGCTCGAGAGCGGCACAACAGACGCGGGGCATCTCTCCGAGGCTGTGGCTCCGGGCGGAACAAAGATGTTCCGAT